TATGGAGTATATTTCTGGTATTTACTCTTCAATGCAGGGGGATACTGGTGCGCAGCATGAAACATATCGAGGTCTACTCGCCCAAGACGAGCATGGAACACGAAGGATAAAAGCGTGGATGCAAACCATTGTTGAACCTGCATTGGAGCATTTAGGTAGAGTATTTATGCAGACCGCACAGCAGACGTATAAAGCACATAAAGTATTTAGAATTGTTCAGCCTAGTGCAATTCAAGAAGATAGAGAGGTGGCAATTGATGTTCCTATCTATAATGATTTGGGGAATTCTATAGAAAAATTTAATGATTATGCTGGTGCTTCATTCGATGTAAGGGTAGTAGCAGGGTCATCTATGCCAGTAAATAGATGGGCATTACTTGAAGAATATTTTAGATGGTATCAATCTGGTCTTATTGACGATATTGCTATGTTGGCAGAGACAGATGTTCGAGGTAAAGACCAAATTCTCAAGAGAAAATCAATATACTCTCAATTGAAATCTCAGGTTGATGGGCTTGAAGGTGAATTAAAAGATAGAGATGGAACCATTGAAACTCTTAAACGTCAAATTATACAAGCAGATATTAAGGATAAGTCCAGAAAAGTTGAACATGGTATGCAGGGTGAAGCCTTAGAATCTAAAGCACAACAAAAACTCATGCGTCAGAGAATGGCGGATAAGGCACAAGAAAAAATGCAGGAAAAATAATCTTGCAAAATACACACATAAAGGAGTAAACTATGACACAATCAGACAACCTGCAAAGCAGCCCTGATGTAGAAGAAGCCGTAACAGGCACACAGGGAAGCGGACTAAATGACCCAGGCGAGTTTTTTGCAGATTTAGATGCAGCAGCAAACGGGATGATTTCCGATGCTCCCCCTCCTCAGCAGACAACCTCGAAACAAACGAGTCCTGTTGCCGAAGCCACAGAAGGTGGCGAACTTGAAACGCTCCAAAAGAGATATTCAGATTCTAGCCGAGAGGCGAAACGTCTTAACACACGAAATAAAGAACTTGAGCGATATGCACCTCTTTTAGACCGTATGCGAGAAGACCCCAATTTAATTCAGACAGTAAGGAATTATCTTGACGGTACAAAACAGCAAGGCATCAAAGATAGACTTGGAGTTTCTGAGGATTTCGTCTTCGACCCAGATGAAGCCTTTTCCGACCCTAAGTCTGAATCAGCAAAAGTCTTTGATTCTATTGTAAATGATAAGGTTAATAAAATCGTAAATGGGAAATTACAGCAGCAAGAAAGTGGACGACAAATACAGCAAGACCAGCAGTCTTTTAAAGACAAGCACGGTCTAACTGATGAAGCTTTTACAGAATTCATGGAATTTGCTAAAAGTAGACCTCTTAATTATGATGACATTTTTTACCTTATGAACAGAGAATCTAGAGATGAAACTATTGCTACAGAGACACGGAAAGAAGTTGCGACTCAAATGCAAAATGTAAGGCAAAAGCCTCAATCATTAGCGGGAACAGGCGCATCGGCAACAACCGAAGAAACAGTAGAAGATGCTATATTTGATACCATGCTGAAAGAAGGGTTAGAAAATCTATGGAATCAATAAACTCATAAGGAGTCAACAAAATGGCTACAACACCATTACAACTAAGTAATTGGAACTTAGCTGATGTAGATTCTCCGGGTTCCGCGGGTTCAGACCTAAACACTGGTGTACTTCGCAGAAAGTATAATTTTGGTGACAGGGTATCCGAACTGGCGATAGCTCAGACCCCTTTCTTTCGATTTTTATCGAAGGTTGGGAAGAATCCTACTGACGACCCAAGTTTCAAATTCACGGAAAGACGACCATCTTTCCATAAACGCTATGCTTATGTAGTTGGTTATTTAACCAACACTAGTGCAAAGAGCTTTGACGATGCTACATTGAAGACAACTTCTTTAAATGACGGCACCCTTGCACAAGGGGACGAAATAGCTCTTTTTATGGCAGGCGATTACTACCCTAAAGGAAACATTCAAAATGTTTACGGACAGGCTAGTGGAGAAATAAAAATTGGAGCAGCCGATACTGCACCAAACTTTTTTCTTAAGAATCAAATAATCAAAATCCCAGTTTCACACACAGCTGGTGGTGGCGCTCCCAATGATTATGTATTGGCGAGAATCAGCGCAGTTGCGGCAGCAGCAAACGAAACATATACACCTTCCGGTGGTTCAGAGGGCTCACATTCATGTGTGAAAGTCACTGCTAATATTGTTTCTAGTGGTATTGCTTCAGGTAAGGCTGAATTAACATCTATGACTAGTAACGCACCATATGAATCGGCTTATAATAAATCTATTTCAGGTGCATTAGAAAGCTATCGTACATATGTTGTTGGTAGTGCTTATGGTGAAGGTTCACAACTCGCTAACGAAACATGGAATGACCAGCCTTTCTCAACCGGTTATGGGCAAACTCAGATTTGGCGTACTGAATTCGGTATGACAAACACGGCTCGTGCTACAGTATTGAAGTACGAAGCAAATGAGTGGGCTAGAATCTGGCGTGAAAAACTGATTGAGCATAAATGGGATGTTGAACAATCCTTGCTCTTTGGTTCTCAAGCAAGTGTAGATAGCGTAGGCTATACTCAAGGTGCAATAGATTTTATTGTGAATAATGGTAACATTTTCTCAATGGATTTAACAACTAAATCTCAGGATTCTTTCCTTGATGATTTAAGTAGCTTAGTAGACCCTCGCTATAATGATTCACAAGCAACTGTATTCTTCTGTTCAACGGCAGTATACAATTGGCTACATAAATTAAGTGGATACTTTTCCAATAATGTTGGAATGGTTCAGCCGGGTTCTGGAAATACAACTCCATCCCCAGCAGACGCTTCTTTAGGTAGAACCGATTTTGCTTTGATGGGCAAATCCAAATCGTTTGGTGTTGATATTTCAAGAATCAGCACTCTCTATGGCGATATGAATGTTGCTCGTCATGTGATGCTAGATGGAACTGATGTTAAAATGGTTGGTATTAACATGAAGCATTGTAAGTATCGTCCACTAGTAGGCAATGGCGTATCCCGTGACACATCAGTTTATGTCGGTGTTCAATCGTTAGAGAACACTGGTACGGATAAGAGAGTCGATATGATTCTCACCGAAGCTGGTATGGAATGGCAAATGCCTGAAGCACACGCAATCTGGAAGTAGCAGATAAAGAAATGATGGGGAGTCACTGTTCACCATACTCCCCACTTTTTTAATCATGGCACTTACTGCGATAACAGCTGAGATAGAAACTTTAACTGGGGTAGGAAGCGCAAATACTAATTATATTGCATCGGCTCAGAAGTTTGTAATCTCTAGTCTTCCCAAGAATTACACTTGGACTTTTGTTGGTAAAACTAGTTTAGCTACAAGCAACCCACTCACATTTTTTGATGGTGCTGTACCTGTGGATACTGATAGTCTTTTAGGTGTTGTAAGGGGAAAATATACTTGTACTGAACTTGACCAGAGATATAGAGGAATGGTTGAGTCAGTAGACACATCTAGTCTATATTATCCAACCAATAAACATCCTAAATATCTAAAGGATGATAGTGCAAAAATTTCTATATATCCCGCTCCAGACGCTACGGATAAAGGCTATTTACTTTTTGCGAATTATCTTCAAGTAGACGATGATTCAGATTTAAGAAATGCTGTCATATTTTATGCAGCATCAAAAGAATTTTTACAATTAGCCATTGGTAAATTAGTTGCTTGGACAGACGTTGCTGCTCCAGCGGTTCCTTCAAACCCAAATTTTGGAGCAGATTTATCAATGTCATCAATATCACTTCCTGTTGCTCCGAGTATTGATAAAACAGTTTTAGATACTACTTCGTGGGTTGCGCCTACTTATGTTGCACCTAGTTTGCAATTGGCGGATTTTCCTACTTTATCGTGGGAATTTCCATCGTCTCCTGTTGCTCCCTCTATTGCATCTATTAGTGTAGCAGATTTTTCAGGTGCAGCCCCGACTTTTGAGCAACCAGCTATGCCTAATTTAGATTTCGCGGAAGCTTCTGCCTTTGTGACTGGTGAAGACCCTGAGATGGTAAACGCATCATTAAGCGTAATTAATGGTAAGGTAGGTGAATTCCAAGCACATTTAGCAAAATCTCAAGCGCAATTCAATAAAGACCAGTCTATATATCAAGCGACTATTCAAGAAAAAATACAGGAGGCGCAATTAGAAGAAAGCTTTGAAGGTAGGAAACTTCAGAAATTCCAAGCTGAATTAAGTGATTATGGTGCTGAAGTAAATAGAATTATACAAGGCAACCAGAATCAAACAGGAGAATGGCAATCTGAACATCAAACAAAAATTGGAAAATTTAATGCTGATATTCAAGTTCAGCTTAATGTATTTAATAGTGCTAATATAGATTTTCAATCCAAGATTCAAGAATCAGTTCAAAATGCTACTTTTGAAGAAGTAGAGGAAAAGAATAAATTAACTAAATTTCAAGCTGAGATGTCTAAGTACCAAGCAGAAGTGCAAAGAGAAGTTCAAATATATCAACAAAGCTTTTCAAAGAATTCAGCAGAATATTCTTCAACTATGGCTAAATTTCAATCGGAATTAAGTAGGTTTCAAGCAGAAGTAGCTAAGAAAATGCAAGAGATTCAAGCAGGAAATCAGCTCTCTGGTGTTTATGAGAAACAGGCTGACAAATACTATTCTTGGGCAACGGCAGA